GCCTCATAGCGCACACGGAGTGGGTACTCGTGGATCGGTCGCGGTGCACCCCGGCGGAATATCTGGCCCTGCTGGTGGCGGCGATAAGGTCCGCCGAGTCGCAAAGCCGACCGGATGCCCTGAGTGCGGGTCTTTGAGTGGTCATCAGAAGTGGTGCAAGCGATGACCCTCAAGCCAGGTGATATCGTGCTCGGGCACGTGAAGACGCTCTACCTTTGTGCCGATCTCAACTGCCAGGCAGTCTGCAATTGCTCAACGCACTGCCTCGTGTGTGGGTCTCAGGTGATTAGCCTATCGGCGCTGGTCAATCGAGAGGCTGAATGTCTGCCGAGCAAGAGCTAATCGCTGATATCGGGCAGTTCTGCGCCGATCCGCTCGGGTTCGCCAAATATGCTTTCCCGTGGCAGCAACCGGGAGCGTTGGAACTCTCTCCCGGCCCGCGCGTCTGGCAGGCCGAAATTCTCACGGCCATTGGGGATCATCTTCAATCTGATCGGCGCTACGATCCGCTTCAAATAGCCGTCGCTTCAGGGCATGGCATCGGGAAGTCAGCCTTGATTGCGATGATTTGCAATTGGGCCTTGTCGACGTGCGACGACTGCCGGATCGTGGTCACGGCCAATACGGAGGCGCAGCTCGTCACGAAGACATGGCCGGAAGTGTCCAAGTGGTTTCAACTGGCTATCAATTCCCATTGGTGGACGCCTACCGCAACGCGCATTCAGGTCAAGCAGAAAGGCCATGCGGATACGTGGCGGATGGATCGGGAAACGTGGTCCGAGAATAATACTGAGGCATTCCAAGGGCTTCACAATCAGGGTAAGCGCATTGTAGTCATCTACGATGAGGCTTCCGCGATCCCGGACACGATTTGGAACGTGACGCAGGGAGCACTGACCGACGAGAACACAGAGATCATCTGGCTGGCGTTCGGGAACCCAACTAAGAATACTGGCAGGTTTCGTGAGTGCTTCGGCAAGTTCAAGCATCGGTGGGTTCGCCGGCAGATCGACTCGCGAAATGTCGAGGGAACGAACAAGAAGGAGATCGCCGGTTGGATCAGCGATTGGGGCGAGGATTCAGATTTCGTCCGCATCAGGGTTCGTGGCGAATTCCCCCGCGCCGGATCATCTCAGTTCATCGCCGGCGACGTGGTTGCGAACGCTCGAAAGAGGGATGTCGGCAACCAGGACAGGGCGCACAAGATACTCAGCGTTGACGTGGCTCGATTCGGCAGCAATCAGACGGTCATCGGGTGGCGACAGGGACTAAGGGCTAAAATCACCGACAAGATGCGCGGCAAGGACACGATAGAGACCGGCAAGCAGGTCATCATGCGGATTGTCGAGGAGCGTCCCAGGTCAGTCGTCATCGACGGCGACGGCATCGGCGGGGGGGTGGTTGACTACGTAAAGGCGTATCTGCCCGAGTTCTGGGCTAAATGCGGCCTGCCTCACATCAAAACTAAAGACGGTCTGATTGAGCTTCCAAAGTGGTTCCGTCTGGAGGAGTTCCACGGCGGAATGCCCGCTCATGACTCGTTTATGTACTTCAATCGCAGGGCTGAGGTTTGGGGTAAGACACGGGATTGGCTGTTGACTGGCGAGATACCCGACGATCCGGAGTTGGAGTCTGATCTGACCGGCCCGGAGTATTACCACTCGAACAAGAATCAGATTCAGCTTGAGCGCAAAGAGGACATGGAAGCGCGGGGTCTGGCTAGTCCGGATTGCGGCGATATGCTGGCTATGTCGTTTGGCGTTACCCCGGTTCCAAAGACGCGAGAAGAGGCTTTAGCGGAGGAGATTGCGGCGACGGGCGACCCTATCGAGGCGCATTTCAAGCGGTTGCGAGAGACGGAAAGACGGGAAAAAGCGAAACAGCCGTTGAATTACTGGGACTAGGGTGTAATATTTCTGCAATGAGCCTGATGGACCGAATCCGCGCCGCCGTTCGCAAGTGGCTTGGCATAGACGATGTGATTGTTTCTATGTCGGATATTCCCAGCCTGACGATGTTCAAGGCGATGGAGCAGAAGCAGCGCGAGCGGCACGAGGAACTGATGGGCGCGATGAATCGGCTGACACTTATCCTGCAAAATGCCCATGCGTTCGACAAGCCGGTTTTCAATGCCCCCGTACTCGACTGGGAGCAAGCCCAGTTGATCCATCTTCACCAGCTCGAATCCACACCACCCCCAAAGGAGTACCAGGATGTTTAACTACCCGATTGGCAAAGGCAACGCGCCCAAGAAAGAAAGCAAGGCTCCCCCGGTTGCCGAACAAGAGGAACCCGAGGGCGATGGAGGCGATGAGAAGATTCAAGCCCACCTTCAGGAGATGCACGCTTCGACCGGGCACGGGCACTCTCATATCCAGCATCACGGCGACGGGACACATACGGCGCATCACATCTCCCACGAGGGCCAGATGAGCGGCCCCGAACCGCACGAGGACTGCCCCGGCGGGATGTGCGGAGGGATGTAATGCTGAGGCGCAAGACAGTCAATCTCGGCAGCAAGGGCAGTTTCACTGAGAAGCCGGGGGCGCTTCACGCCATGCTGCATGTCCCGCAGGGCCAGAAGATACCAGCATCCGATCTCGCGCCCAAGCCGGGGGATTCACCTTTGCTGAGACGGCGCAAGGCGAGCGCCAAAGGGTTCAAAGCCATGCACCACGGAAGCTAATGCCTGACCCAACCCTGAATCCCGACGAGACAGAATCCGAGCCATCCGGCCCGACGCTCACCCCACTTCAATTCCCTAAAGGCTATGTTCCCGGCAGGATCGCGCCGTGGATGTGCTCGCCCGAGCCGATTTACGGCCCTGATGAGTTGGGCGAGTATCAATCGGCCATCGAGCAGATGACGCAGAACGTCAACAAATGCGATGCGGCGGCGCGTATCTGGGAAGTGCTTCAGGCATGGGAGGCTCAGCTATTCCGCCGGGGCTATCACTTCCTCAATGCGGGGTGGAAGGGCTGGGGGATGTATGGCGGGTCTTCGGGAACTTCCGGCGCGTCGATCTTGCAAACCGCGAATTCGATGAAATTGTTTGCCTGCAATGTGTATGGCCAGCGTCACAAGAAGATCACGGCGCTGTTGAGCCGCGAGGTTCCCCCTACGACCGTGGTCCCGGTGAATGACGAAGATCCGATGGACCAATCGGCGCAGGAAGAGGCTGAAAAGTTCTTGGAAGTGTTTTTGCATCAAGCTAACCTGAAAGCGGCCGTGACGAAAGCGGCTGGGCTGTTCTGTACGGATGGCCGAGTCGGATTCCTGACGTACACAGTCGCGGATCAAACGCGGTGGGGCACAGAGTTGCCGAATCGCAAGGAGGCTGTATATGGAGCACCAGAGTCTGAAGGGGTAACGCCCGAAACGGAGATGGATGATGCTGATCGCGGCATGGATACTGCTGGGGCTGGTGATAGTAGTGGGGTTGGGCATGATTCGGGCAATATACCTGGCACTGAAGGCGACTCATCCGAGCAACCCGCCCGCCGGGAAGTAACCTTCGTCGGCGGCAAACTGGAGTGGAAAGTCCCCCTCATGGCCGACGAAGAGGAGGAAATGGGCTGGTGCCGGTATCAGCACGAGGTCTCGGTCAACAAGCTCAAGGCCCAGTACCCATGGATTCGGTCAAAGATCGCGGCTGGCGGGAACGTCGGCGGAATGGACCAGATCGACAGGCTTGCGAGGATCAACGTCCGGCTGGCGGTACAGGCGTCGTCCAGCTCTGGAGAAGCCTACAAGAACGATTCTACCGAGTCTGTGACGTTCTATCGGCCTTCGGAGTATGAGGGCATCGAAGACGAAACTGTGAGGGAGCTGTTCCAACAGACTTTCCCTGATGGGCTGGAAGTTTGGCACGCTGGGGGGAATCTGGCGTTCTGCCGCAATGCCCGCATGTCGAAGCATGTGAAGTTCATCCATCCTGGACCGGGATCGGGGCAGAACCGCGAAGCATTGCTGACCAACTACCTGCCCTTGCAGAAGGTTCTGAACGCGAACATTTCGCTGATTGACAGGTATTTCCGCTCCGCAGTGCCTCGGAGATTTGCTCGCGAGCCTTACGTTGACACGCAATTGTTGAATACGCAGTCGAACGATCCATCCAAGGTCACTGCGGTTTACATCGACGAATCCAGTCCGCTCAAGATTCAGGATATTACGGGGCTGGAAGCTGTTCCGACGCCAAATACAGCGATCGTCGAGTTCGTTCAATGGCTGATCGCCGGTGGACCGGAGGCAATGGACGGCGGAAGCCCCGCGGCGTTCGGGGAAGCCGATGGGGAAGCGGATCAGGGCGTCTTCAAAACGACTCGATTGAAGCGCGATCAGGCTTTGCAGGTGTTTTCCATGCCATGGAGGGCGCTGTGCGAGGGCATCTGCGCAATTTCTCAGCAAGCGGTGGAATCCGCCGCTGAAAATCGGATTGCGGACTTCTCCGCATCGTTGCCGGGGCAGAAAAAGCTGAAAATCGAGCTATCGAAGTTGCAAGGAAACGTTTTAGTGCAGCCGGAATCGCTCGAAATCCCTCAGACGATGGCTGAGCAGGAAGAAGAGATGGCGCAATTGCTTCAGCAGGCGGGAAGCGTTGCGCTCTATCAGCAGATCATGATGGACCCGCGCAATCTGAGCGTGTTCGCGCGTTTCCCGTCCTTGAAAGACCTGCACATTCCTAACGCCGATCAGGTTGAGGCGCAGCAGGGAGAGTTTGAGATTCTCATGCGTTCGGGGCCGGTTCCGAATCCGAAGATCGCGCAAATCCAGGAGCAATTGCAAAAGATTGCGGCGCAGATTCAGGCGGGCCAGACTCACCCAGAGGCGCAGACTCCTGAAGGCCAACAGGCAATGCAGCAACTCGTTCAGCATGCCCAGCAAATGCAGCAGATGATGCAGCAGTTGCCGCCGCTGGTGTCAACTGTTCCGCCGGCTCAGGACACGAGCGAGGTTCACGTGGTCCACGCGGCGATTACGCTGGGCATGATTACCTCCGCTACAGGGAGAAAACTGAAGTATGGCGACGAGCAGCAGAAGGCTGTCTGGCAGAATCTCGATCTTCACTGGAAAGAGCACATGGAACTGGCGAAGTCTCTTGCGCCCCCGAAGGAGATGGAATTCAAGGGCAATGTCAGCATCGATCCTTCAAAGTTCCCGCCGGATGCCCAGACGGAGATGTTTCAGGCAATGGGGTTGCAGATACCACCATTTGCGTTGCAGACTCAGGAGCAGACGCACGAGATCACGACCGAGAAAGAGGGTGTCGATGCTTCAGGCGTGCCGGTAAAGCAGAAGATTTCGGTTGTAGGAAAGCCGCTCAATTAGCGGCGGAAGTACAGAGGACACAGAGACATGGAAGGTGTACAAGGGGTCCATCGCGCAATCGCCAATTTGCCATCGGATGCGGAAAGC